GTGTTGCTCATAAAGTTGATTTGATTTTTGGATATTACTTTCTAAGGTTTTAATTTCTTCATCCTGCGCTTTTTGACGATTTCGAAGCGCATCCATGATTGCCTTACCAACTTCGTTTGTACTTTCAATTGTGTTTTTCTTTAATGCTTCAAATGCTTTTGCGGCGTTCTTTATTGAATCTTCATTTTGATCCAAACTGTTTTTCAAATTGTTCATCGGCGTTAGTGCTAGTTCATTTGCGTTGCTTAATTCAATTGTTTTATTCTTTAAGTAATCCGTTGTCCAAGCATATTGCTTTGTCTTTTCTTCCATCGCTTCAAACGATTTAATCAATCGAAGTTGTGCAAGTTCTTTTTCGAATTCCTTGAACGTTCCTTTTGCATCATCAACAACTTTCCCGATAGAAGGGAAAACCTCGCCGATTTTCTCCAGAAATGCATCTGCTATTTTAATGCCAATCGAGAATACATATTTAATCGCTCCAAAAACTTTTTCAAAAATAAACTGTACGCCATTTAATAACGGTTCTAATTTCTTCGAGTAAAATTCCCAGTTTCGATAAATATGCAACGCTCCGTTAACAATCGCGCCCATAATTGGATTGACTACATATAGTAACATTTCAAAGTTGCGTTGAATGAATCCAATTATTTTAGTCATTCCCAGCTTGATTTCATCCCATTTTTTATACATATAAACACCAGCCGCAACTAATCCAGCAATCGCGGCAACGATTAAAGCAATTGGCCCAGCACCAAGCGCCGCCAAAACTGCACCGAATCCACTAAAAATAGAAACTGCTGTCGATATCATAGGCGCAATACTTCCTACCATCACAAGCAACGGGCCGATTGCCGCCGCTAATCCAGCAACAACTACAATGATCTGTTTTGTCTCCGGCGATAACTCTTGAAAACTTTTTGCCATTTCATTCAACTTCGTTACTAGTTTTGTGAAAGCTGGCAATATGATTTCCCCAAATGATTTGCCTCGTTCCTTCAAATTCTCTTGAAACATTCGAATCTGATTCGCCGAACCTTCGCTTGTTCGCGCAAAGTCGCCTTGTGCGTTCTTTGTTCGATCCATCACAAAAGCATAGCGCAACGCGACCATTTCCGCCTCGCTCATTTTCTGTACTTTCTTTGTTATCCCTTGCGTTAATGCGAATGCTTGCAACTGCGTTTCCGTCATGACAACGCCTAACATTTTTAACGATTCTGTTTCACCTGTAAAAACACCATTTAGCGCCGACATAGCTTGCTCAATTGGCACGTTTTTGAAAGATGCTAAATCCGCGCCTAACTGAACCATACTCATTGACATATTCGCCGCTTCATCTCTGCTGATACCCATACTTGTCGCCATATCACCAAATAAGGCGGCGGCATCAAGCGCTGTACCGGAAGCTAAACCCATTTTTTCAATTGTTGTATTTGACCAAGCAACAACATCACCAGCAGAATCACCAAACGCAACGTTAACTTTATTCAATGATTCTTGCATATCCGAAGCCAATTTAATCGAAGCGGCTCCAGCAATTCCTAACGGTAACGTAAAAAATGCAGTTAAATTTTCACCTGCACTTTTCATGTTTTCGCTTAATTCGTTTATCTCTTTTTGCGCTTCGCCCATTCGCTTCTTAAATTCGTCAATATTCGCGCCAATCTTGACCATCAATTCAGCTAACATTTAACCTCACCGCCATTCGCCAGCGTAATCGCTTTTAACATTTCAACCATTTCTTCAGTTGTCATTTTTTTATTCGTTTTCTCTTTTGGCATGAAGTCATCCGGTTTATAAGGTTTACCTTTTCCGCGATGAACATTTGCTATGACTGAACAAATAAGAGCCGAATTAAACAACTCGGCTCTTCTTCGTTCCCTATGCCGATGGCATAGCATATTAAATTCTTTAAGTGTTAAACGCCAAAAATCTTCTTCAGACAATTGCAAATCATATCGACCAATTGCCCATAGTTCCTCCATTTTTGGCGGTTCTACTTTTTTCCATCCGGTGTTTCCACTGGATCGCCATAGCTTTTATTCATTAATTTCGAAAGTGAATTTGATACATCGGTAAAGTTATCCATCGTGATTAAGTCGCCTACTTCATCAATAGTTAACTGTTCGCCGCCAGATTTCAAAGCGCAATACAATAACGCCCTAATGCTTTTGGCTGATTGCATATTGTCGCCAATATTGAATAAGGATTTTCCTGTTAAATCCTCAAATTCACTCATGGCGTTTAAGTCTAATCTCATATAGCGTTCCCTGTCCAACGTGATAGAGATTTTTTTACCCATTTATGAAAACCCCTTTTATTAAATTGTTCCTAAAGTTGGCTGTCCAGTTACCTTGAAAGTTGCGGAATATCCGATTGCTCCATCCACTGGCGCTTCGCTCGAAAAGGCTGTGCAGATTACTGTTGCAGTAAAACGTGTTGTGCTTGGTGTTGTTGGAAGGTCAATCGTTGCTGTTGCTGTTGCGCTTGTGTTTAATTGTGTTGTAATTGTGTTCGCGCTCGCTGTCGTGTAATAGCCTTCGATTGTGATTTCGCCACCATCTCGCAAACCTTGGATGAATTCGCGGTAACGTCCAGTAGAACCATGTGTTGTAACGTCAATTGTATCGGCGGTTAAATTTGGCGCTGAAATTGAAGTTACCTCACTAATTGTTGTTGATCCGAGTTTAAATACAGAAGCATTCGCAAAAAAAGCCATTGTTTATTCCTCCTTTAATTTACTTGAGTTAGAATGGTATAACGCGCGGATAAAATTCTTTTATCTTCATCGCGTTCAGTATCACTGGTTTCATAGTAACATTGTATCATATTAAATCCAGTTAAGTTGAAGCGCTTTAGATTAAGAATCCTGTTCATTTCAACCAGTATTTCTTTCGCTGGCTTATATCCTAGCCGACCGGATTTTGTATAGATATCTAGTCGCGCGGATATCTCGTAACCTTCGTTATTAAATCGGTTATATTTGTTTTCGATCATATAGCCGATTGTGACATATGGAAAAGTTTCATTTGTAGGGGGTTCATCATATAATCTTGATCCAATTTTATTCATAAAAGCTGAATCAGCAGACAAGGCAGTATATAGCGCTTTTTGCACTTCCCATTGTGCAGACATTCCTTAATCACCTGCTTTTTTTCCGGCTTTCCTAGCCGCATCTTTAGCAATATCTTTCAATCGGTTTGCAAGGTTTTTCAATTCGTTTCTTAAAGCCGCTTTTCCGTTTGCTATCGCTTTATCAAAAAACGCTTCACCCCAACCTTTTGGAAGTGTTGGGCCTTGGCGCTTTCCGTATTTATTTAAGTTTCTTTTTGAATTAAGGCTACGGTTAGCGTTGGGCCCACCGCCACCTGTACGATTAATTTTTTTTGCGTATTTTACATTAGTCCCAACAATAACACTAAATTCATCAGGCTTTGCGGTTAGTGTTCCATCAAATTCATTTCCTTCATTATCTTTATAACTGTAAGTCATTTGTGTTTTTTCAATTGAATGACCTATTTCAGATTGTGCGGCAATTAATTTTGCTTTTGTTCGTTTGTTTTCTGGCTCTGGCTTTTTTATATATTTCGTGTGAATACTCGCCCGAAGTCGTCCAGTATCAACCGGAATATTTGCTTTGTCTTTTGCATAGGTTTCAACGTCAACAAGAGCAACTTCTAAAATCATGGCTTTTACTTCTTCGGGAAAAATCTTTTGCAATTGTTCGATTTGCGCCTGTAACGTCCTAGTTCCGGTCAAATCAATTTTCAAACTCATGTTAACTCACCCCTAGCAAAAACAACCATCATACGACCATCTTGCGTTGGATCGTCAATCGTTTGGATCGTTAGAACTAGATTATTAAATACTAGGCGTTGCTTATTGGTGAATGCTTCTTTTCTCATAATGATTCGGTAAATGTTCGCTTGTTGATCTTTGCCAAATCCGAATTCCTCGTTAGCCCTTGCCACTTGTACATTTGCCCATCTTGTCGCAGTTGTCGTCCATGTTTCGGTAAAACATCCGCCATCAGCAGCCACAACGGTTAAGGATTGAATTTGTACGCGGTGCGGTAATCTGGTTAACATCAAATCAACCCCTTGCCAGTGTGATATGGCATTAATAACAGATTGATTTCCGTTTTAATTTTTTGATCGTATTGGATTGAAAAGTTACCTTCATTCACTGATCCTGCGAATTGTTCGCGGTTCTCGTACATATAAGCAATATATCGAAGCATGGCGGTGCGTAATGCCTTGCTAGAATTCTCCGCACTCTGTCCGGTATCGTCTTGCACTCCGGCATTGTACACAATTACATAACCGTCTGATTCTCTACCTGCTTTCCAATATCCGTCTGTATGATACAATTTCCCATCAGAAAATCGGTATTTGCTAATAGCGATAACTTCGCCAGCACTATCGAAGTTTTCGTAATAAGTAACGGACGTAATCGAATTTACTGGTTGACGCAAAAGGTCAATCGTTTCTAATCCTCCGGTTTGCTTTTGGGTAACAGACCTTTTGACAATTAAATAACCGCCTAATTCATTTTCGATTTGCTTTCGCGCCGCCATGATTAAAACTTCAATCAATGTATCATCTGCGCTTGTGTCAACTTTCAAATATGTTTTCACTAGCGCCAATTCTAGCGGCTCATAGGTTGGTTCCGCCGCGTTAATCGTTACATTTTGAATTCTTGGTTTTGCTACGTCTAATGTTTCGAACATCCACCAACGATCCATAATAGCACCCCCTTTTACGTTTCATCTTCTTCATAAAAACGGATTTTGAATACTCCTGTAGTATCTCCATCCGCTACAATTCTAACTATTT